AATGGGCGAATCCACGTAAAAGGACTGTAGCTATAGGAAAACATGTGTTTTATAAATTATGAAAAAAGTAAACATCAAATCAGTAAAGCCAGTACAAGAATTCGTTAAAGAGATTGAGGTATATGTCAAAGAGTCTAAGCTAGACTACTTAGATGCTGTCCTTCACTACTGTGAATTAAACTCGCTCGAAATCGAAACGGTAGCAGCTATGATTCGTAGCTCAAGTAGGATCAAAGCAAAGATTCAGCAAGAAGCTGAGGATGCTAACTATCTTCCTAAGACAGGTAAACTTCCAGTATGACAGATGCTTTTGAAGCATACCAGAAATACTTAGCACTTAAACAACATTTTACGAGAGACGGGTACGATTATTTTAAGTATGGTGGCAAAGTGAGTGCCCGTCTCTCATCTTTTGAATCGAGAAAAGATAGGTTCTTTTTCTATAAATTGGCCAAACGAAAGGATCTTGAGAACTTCCTTCTAGCCAACTTTATTGATAAGGATGTATCTTGGGTCAGAGATCTTTTAGGTAATGAGGCAGAGCAGACATATACTGGTTGGCTTAAGCGTCAACAGTCTTTAGGGTATATGTTCCAGAATGAACTGGATAAGCTAGGTGATGATCTAAATGACAATCTAATGGTAACTGATGGACAACATCCCAAATTGTTCAGGCAGTTCTTAAGAAACGAGATCTCTATAGAGACGCTTGTTATCTTAAACGATATCTTAAAGTTCTTCAAGCATTGGAACGATAAGATCGAAGAGAGGATTATATGGAATGATGTATATCGTAAGTGTACAAAATACCGACCTTTTCTTCGATTTGATCGTGAAGTATGTAAGAAAGCTTTACGAGAAAGGTTTACATAATTAATGGGATATGGTATAAATATACTGTGCACTATGATGATGTGGACAAGAAATATACAAACATACACTGTAATACTAGGAGATATACATGGCATTTTCATTCGCAGACTATAACAAGACTCGTAAGAATCAGTTTGAGAAACTTGCTTCTCAACTCACCAAACAGAGTTCTAATTCAAAGGAAGATGATCGTTTCTGGAAGCCAGACGTAGACAAAGCTGGCAATGGATATGCAGTCATTCGCTTCCTTCCTCCCCATCCAAATGAAGACTATGCTTGGGTTCAGTACTTCGACCATGGTTTCCAGGGTCCAGGTGGTTGGTACATCGAAAAGTCTTTGACCACTCTTAATCAGAAAGATCCTGTGTCTGAGTATAACTCTCAGCTTTGGAACTCTGGTCTTGAAGAGAACAAAGATGTTGCCCGTAAGCAGAAGCGTCGTCTACATTATGTGTCTAACATCTATGTAGTCAAAGATCCTGCAAATCCTCAGAACGAAGGCAAGGTCTTTCTCTTTCAGTTTGGCAAGAAGATCTTCGATAAGATCAATGACTTGATGACTCCTCAGTTCCAGGACGAAGAGCCTATCAATCCATTTGACTTGGTCGAAGGTGCTAACTTCAAGATGAAGATTCGTCAGGTCGAAGGTTATCGTAACTATGATAAGTCAGAGTTTGATTCAGTTGCGCCTTTGTTTACTGAAGAAGAGAAGTATGATGATGTGTTGAACAAGATTCAACCTTTGCAGACTTTCTTGGATCCTTCTCAGTTCAAGTCTTATGCTGAACTCAAGGCACGCCTACATCGTGTTCTTGGTTGGGATAAGAATGCCTTTGAAGAACAGGCACCAAAGACTGCCCGAGCTGAAGAGATGAAGTTTGAGGAATCTAAGAGTCTTAAGTCTGCAGAATACGCAGACTCTGATATTTCAGAAGAAAACGATGATGGTCTTGACTTCTTTAAGAAGCTAGCTGAAGACTAAGTAGTTCCTGGCATGCCCAGACCTTGTGCATACATTTGTTGTACTTGGTTTGGGTCTGGCTTAGATACTAGCTTTTTCCCTCCTGCATTTCCTCCAGTAGGTGATGCAGGAGGAACTACTACTGCTACTTGAGGAGATGCAGCAGTCTCAGGTTTTGGTTTAGCACCTATTTGTTCTCCTACTCCAGCAGGAGCTTCAGCGACTGCAGTTCCGCCTAACTGATCTCCAGTGCCTTTTCCAGCTGCCAAGAGACCTGCGGTTTTTTGAGCTCTTTTCCCTACATCCCGTGAATATCCGCTCGGTCCTTTACTGGGATCAGATGCGTCTTTATATAATAATTCAGCTGCAGCTCTAGCAAAATCGCCTTCTTTTAATGCCCGAGCAGCTGCTTTAAATTTAATATACCACCCTGGACCCATATTATACGTCAAATCTATCATAGCAGCTTTACCAGATTCATTAGCCATATTCCAACCAGGCGCCTTTTCAGCCATTTTCACGTGTTTTGCAAAATCTTCTTCAAATAATGCATCCATTTCTTCTTCACTTAAAGTTTTACCTGCATAAGGTCCTGGACCAGTTGTTCCATTTCCTATCAAATGACCATAACCCACGGTCCATAAGCCTTTACTATCTTGATACGGTTGACCTGGTTTGCCAGGTATTCCCTTACCTTCATATCCTTTAATCATTTTTTTAATGTCATCCATCCCTGAAATAGGCGTAACTTTACCTCCTATTTCAGGCTGTGCTACTTGACCGGTACCACCAGTTGCACCAGTTGGAGGACGTTCTTTGTCATATTGTGCTTGCCGTTCCGCTTGCGCTTTATCAAAAGTGTCTGATATAGTAGTCTTTTCTCTGGCCTTTGCTCTATCTTCTATATCGGTGCGTTCAGTATCTAATGTGTTTTTTTCTTTTTTTAAACCTTCTAATTTTTTTTGTGCTGATTCTAATGCGCTACTTATTCCAGGTATGGATTTTAGATAAGGATTATCTTCTATAAATCCTATGAATGTTGTTATAGCTTTTGTTACTATTTCATTAATAGCCATTGAAACCGCATTCATCATCTTTTTAGGTATATCCATTATGGCTTCAATTTTGTCACCTATAAAAATAAACAGAGTATCTAAAGCAGCGCCTACATCGACTGTAAAAAATTTAACTACGGGATCGATAACGTATTCTTTTATTACACTAGAAATAGAATCGATTATGCCTTTAAATGAATTGATTATTTTTTGAGGAAGAGCTTTAATAGCTTCTTTAGAATCAGTAAAAAATTTTAGTATTGGAGGTAGAAAAGCAAAGACAGTAAAAAGAAGACCTCCTAATAACTTTTGTATAAATCCTTCGGATACTTTGTTTTTCTTTTTAATCTTAGTACCTTCTTTTGTTGCATCTTCTGTATCTTTGGATTCTACTTTTTTTTCTATGACTGCAGCTTCAGAACTCTGCTCTCTTTTAAACAATACTGATTCATATTCTTCTACGTTTTTACGAAGTATATTGATTTGTTCAGCTATAGAAGAGAGTATAGACGTACGTTCACTTGATTGTTCTAAATTAGAAATTTCTTCTGCGTCTTTTGATTCTTCTGATTTTATAACAGGTAACATATTTTTATGCGCTTCTATAGAATAGTTGATTTGCCATATCGCCTAAAAATGGAGTGGGATCAGGAACATCGTTAATATCATGAGGTCCTTGCCCCGGTAGCATTCTAACTTTTTGCCCAGTTGAGGGTATATTAACTACTGGAGGAGCAGAACTTTTTGGTTTAGCAGGAGGATTTTCATTTTCCTTTGAATTTGTATCTAAAGTGTTTCCTTTATCAGCTGTTCCTTGGTTTGGTTCAGGAATAGCTCCTCCTTCTGCTTGAACTCCTGCTCCGCCTGAAGTTGTTGCACCGGTTTCGCCTGTACCAGAAGATCCCATAGGTTCAGGAGTACCTCCGCTAGATGCTGCATCTGATTTCCCTTCTCCACCTTTAACAGGAGTTCCTCCGTTATCTCTTTTAACTGGAGTGAGACTTCCTCCATTTTTTTCTATAAGAGTTCCGGTTTCCTTTGATTTATTTGCGTCAAAAAATTGATCTACTTCAGATACTCCATCAGTACCGTCAACTTTATATTCTATTTTAACTAAACCTTTTTCAAAATCTGGCTTTACTTCATATCCTTTATAACCTTTAGCTTTATTTAATTCTACTACTCTTTTACCTTCATCATCAGCTTGTTTTAAGAGGATATCTCGCTTCTTCTTTTCTTCGCGTTTAGCTTGTGTTTTTGCTTGCTCTTTATCGACTTCAGTTATGGTATTATCTGCATTGGAAACTAATCCTTCTCCATAATCTTTTAGCCCCTTTTTCATATCTTTAAGTACATCAAATGGACCATCTGGCAGTTTATCAGCAAGACTTACGATGGTTTCACCCACAGTTTTTTGAATACCCGCTATTACTTTTTTAATATCGCCTATAAAGTCAGATGTAAAATCTTTGACTACATCAAATTTTTCTGAGAAATAATCAGGAATATCCTCCATAAAAAACTTAGGCAGTTTTTCAGTAAAGAATGGTATAACAGATTCAAATATAAAATCGAAAACAGGCATCAAAAATTCGCTTATCTTTTCACGTTTTTCTTTGATCCATTGTAAGACTGCTGGAAATATTGCAAACAGTGTAAACGCAACTATTCCCGCAAGACCTCCCATTCCGCCTTTAGGCTTCTCTTCTTCAGCACCTAATTGCGTAAGCTGATTACGTTTTTCAACTTTACCATCACTTTCAACGGGCTTTTGATCAGATAATAAAGATAAAACAGAACTTAAAGATTCATTGATTTTAATTAAATTTGAATGTATTTCTTCTAATGTGCTGTTTTCATCTGATGGTTCTGCAGTGGCGTTTTTAGATCTATGCTCTTCAACTCGATTTAATGCTTCCGCTCTACTAACCATGAGATTTTTACGCGGGCCTTCATTCTCATGGAATCTTTCAGTTCTTTCATCATATCTTAAATTGGCTGCTTTTAGTTGTTCTTCAGTTGGATCCTTCTGAGGTTCTACTTTAGTAGCATCATCTTTAACCGGCACAATTTC